ACAACTTCTTGGGCACGAGTAGCAGGCCGCTTGCAACGTGGTGTGCCTGGCACTTGGACTAACGGTCCTGCTAGTGGTGTGCTGTTCCGTATGTTCCCACCGGTTTATATGGGTTCGTTGTATTTTGTTGCTGCCGCTCCTCTTGATGTGGAAGCTATTTCTTGGTCATCTGATCTTGTTGACGATGTTGGTTTGAAGCCTTCTATGCTTGATGTGCTTGATCTTGGTATTAAGTGGCGTTTGTTGGGTGACTCTGAAGCTGGTAGGTCTGCTCGTGTAGCTCAAGATTCTCCTCGTCGTGCTGAGGAAGTTCCTCCTCGTACTGCATCTGATGAAGCTAACCGTTTGTATCCGTTGTATGTGCGTCGAAAGGCTGAGGAAATAGATCGTCTGCGTTGGCAGTACCCGTTGAGGTTTACATGAGTTTTGCGCCTCTTCTCGGTTTGGGTTCTTATCCTTTTTATATTGGTACATCTACTAATGATACGGCTATTCCGTTTACTATTAAAATTGACGGGCGCACATATCCAATTGATGTAAAAAACTATAAGCGATCGTCGCTTACTTCTTTGCGTGATGCTGTTGTTTCTACGGGTCAGGTTGACGATTCGTTATTTAACACTGATGGTGCTTGGTGGCGTTACCGTTATAACTGGTTTAGCGGTGCTGGCCAATATATTATGGATCTTGGCAATGATAGAAACGTGAGTCGGTTTGACTCAAGTGTTGGTATTAATGTGTGGGAAGAGGGCGAGTTGTCGCTTCTTCGATCTACGTCTTTTTCTGATGGGTCTTTTACTGGTTCCGTAAGTTTGTTGTGTCCTACTGACAGTTTTCTTTATGCTTCAGATGGTGCGTCACTTAAACGTACTTCTACTTTTAGTTCATGGGACACTATTACTGGTATTAGTGGAACTATCCGTGATATTGCTACAGATGGTGTAACTGTTTATGTGGCTACTTCTGTTGCTTTATATACTGTTGGTTCAGGTACTGCGGCTACAAGTGTTGTTGCATCTGCTCACAGTCGTGTGTGGTTTGCTAGTGGCCGACTATTTGCATCGATTGCAAACGTTCTTAAAACATATGACTCTGCCTATACAGCAACCACAGTAGACACACATTTCCAAACATCATTCGTGTACAGCACAGTATTTGCTGTAGGTAGCAAAATCTATGCGGGCGGATACGCAGGCTCACGCTCAGAAATCTTTGGTTTTAGTGTCAGTTCTGCTGGCGCACTCGTTAAAGGTGCAGAAGTCGTATCCCTATCAATCAATGAACTAATACAACACGTCACCAGCCACGCTGGCATAGTCATATTCTGTACCAACAAAGGTATCCGAATGGCTACAGTAGGCGCAGACGGAAGCCTCACTTACGGTCCACTTATTGACACACCAGGCTCAGTCACCTCAGCACAAGCCGAAGGACAATACGTATGGTTCAACTGGCAATCAATCGATGCAAACAAATCAGGAGCTGGTCGTCTTGATCTTTCTAACACTCCTCGTCCTATGCAGCCTGCCTTTGCGACGGATGTGTATGCCGATACCGCAGGCTTGTGTACTACTGTTGCTCGTTTTAATAGTCGCACAGTACTGGGTATCCCTACTATTGGCGTATATGTTGAATCAACTACAGGGTATGTAACTAGCGGTCATATTCTTTCAGGACATATTTATTACGGCACGGTAGAACGCAAATCAGTAACAGACCTGAACGCAACATTCCAACCATTAGCGGCCAATCAATCTGTAACAGTAAAAATATATGATGACCAGGCTTTACTTCTAAACAGTGCAGGAAATAGCGTACCCAACAATACTCGTATTATCGTCCAATTAGATGGTGAACAAGGCGACTGGTTCCAAGTCCGTGTAGAACTTACTGGCCCAGGCACATCCACCCCTACATTTGAACGCTGGAGATTGCGATCATTCCCTATTGCTCCACCAGTAGAACAATACATAATCCCAATACTTTTATATAGTAAAACTATTGTTAACGATTCAACAGGTCAATTAATGTCATTAGACACAGACAGTGAATTATTGTTCTTAAAAGAAATATGGGAAACTAAACGTCCGGTTAGTTATCTTGAAGGTAAAACTTCTCGCCGTGTACGCTTAGAAGCATACGAATACTCACCAGACGACTGGTCAGACAATCAGACAGGCTTTGAAGGCACAATGGTTGTAAGATTAGTGACACTATAGGAGACTAAAATGGCAGACGAATACATTCTTAAAAGCTTTGATGGTGGTGCGCAAACAACCGCACTAACATCAGGATTTACTGCTGGTGCAGCAACACTATCCGTTGCCAACGGCACCTCATTCCCTGATGGATCATCAGGCCCATTTGTTGTTGTAGTAGATCGTGGATTAGCAAACGAAGAAAAGTTTTTGATTGACACAACATCAGGAACAAGTAATGTTACTTTTACTATTCAACAGGCCGGATATGACGGCACTAGTGCTGTAAACCATAGTATTGGTGCCACTGTTGATCATTGCTTAGATGCCTACACAGTCGAACAAGCCAACCGTTATGTGAACTTACAGACAACTAAAGGTTCATTAATTACTCACACTGGAACTACAACTACTGCTATTGCGGCATCCGCTACAAATAACTTGACGTTGCTTACCGATAGCACAACGGCTAACGGCATTAAATGGGGCCAAGTTGTTGAAGCTTCTATTGCAAGCAACGCTGTTACTGACGCAAAAATTGCTACTGGTGTAGCACTATCCAAACTTGCTGCTGGAGCACTACCAACATCTATTACTATTGCGTCAGCCAACATTGTTGACGGAACTATTGTTGACGCAGATATTAGTGGCACAGCCGCTGTTGCTTTATCTAAGTTGGCTACTGGTGCTTTACCTACAGCAATCACTGTTGCCTCGGCAAACATTGTTGATGCCACAATTGTTAACGCAGACGTAAGTGGCTCTGCTGGTATTACGGCAGGAAAACTTGCTGGCGTGTTCACTACAGCATCAGGTGCTAATAAGACAATTACAATTTCTACTGCTAGCCCTACTGGTGGCGCAGATGGCGATATTTGGTTCAAATACTAATATGCCTACTTATGTAAATGTTTCTGGAACATGGCAAGAACTCACTGGTACGGATAGACCGTTTGCCAATGTGTCTGGTACTTGGCAGGGTGCTACGAACATGTATGCAAACGTATCTGGCACTTGGCAGCAAGTTTATCAATTTGATAACACTGGCCCTGTTATAGCTATTCCAACCGTTGTTTCAGGCGGTTCCGCAGATACTGTCACATGGGCTGCTGTTACCGATGCTGGTTCTGGTGTTGCTTCAGCAACTTTGAATCAATATTTTCATAATGTTACAGCGAATACTTATATTGCTGGTAATACATATTCAATTCCTAGCCCCACAACTAGTGGTAGCACTTCTATGGCTATTTCTAATACATACAGAAATTCGCCTTCAGGGGATCATTACCAAGTTTATTATTATCTTACTGCTACCGATAACGCTGGTAATAGTTCTGATGGTTCAGCGCCTGGTGTTGGTTTATTTTCTGCATTTACTAATACTAAACCACTTGGAACTTTTAACTTCTTTCCATCAGGCACACCTGTCGCAGACTCAAGAAACCTTGCAAACACTGCATGGCTCGGCACAACTGCTGAAGGTATCGTCGGTCTTTCTTCAACTACTCGTGCATACGGTTGCTGGTTTTATGGTACAAACACAATTTATAACAAGTGCAAACTTTGGCAAGCAGACAGTGGAACGATCTTTGTAAAGCGTGCCGCAGGTCCTACGCCTGGACCAGCAGACCCAAACAGAGGCAACTCAGGATCGTGGACACTACAAGGTCACAACCTTGGCAGTGCTTCAGGTGCGGCAACATTCAGCGGTACAGGAGTTTCAACAGGTGCTATGAACACAGACAGTGTGACAGCAACAGTCTCTCTGAACTCTTCGATTCTTGCAGGTTTTGCTGACGGTTCAATGCAAGGCATTGGTGGTTCAGCGCACACGAATCAGCCAGCTTTCCTGTTAGGCAACAGAGACTTCTCCGGTTGGATTCAACTGATCTACACATAGAAAGAAACAGAATGACTACATATACCGTACTCCCTATTATTATGCCTTCCGATCTTGCAGGTCAAAAGAACGGCGAAATCAACCCGTCTTTACTACGAGACATTAAAGCCCCAGGTGGCAAACTGCATCGTTTAGCAGCAACCGCATGGAACGCCATGCAACTACAAGCATACTTTGATGGCATTGAACTCAAGCATGTAGGCGCATATCGTCCACTAGCCGAACAAATCAAATTATTTAACACTCGCTATTCGGCAACAAAAACTCCTCGAAAGCCTGAAGTTACCCGCAAGTATCAAGGCAAAACATGGTATCTAAAACCAGGTATGGCGCCGGCTGGCACCCCTTCCACCAGTAATCACGGCATCGGACTCGCTATTGATGTTGCTAACTGCTCAGGTAAACGACTTGAATGGTTACTAGGCGACGGATTCATGACCTCCAACGCCCTCAAGTACGGGTTTTCCTGGGAGGTCAAGGACGGAGCAAATGCCGAAGCATGGCATATCCGTTACATTGCTGGCGACACACTGCCACAGGCCGTTTTAGATGCCATTGCGGCCTTCCCAACACTAGATGTACGATAGTAACATGGCACCAACAAACAGCATATTTGATGACGATCCAAGCAGAGATGCCTACGACAACTACAAACGTGCTTTCCCAGACACACTACCAGATGAAGATGAATACAAACATTACGACAAACTATTTGGTTCTTATTATGACGGGGAATACGATCTAACAAAAAAATATCCCACTAAACCCCACTACGATAACTAATTAAGGACAACAAATATGAAAGTATTTATACGAATTGGCGCCGTTTTTGCATACTCATCCATGTCCATAATCGGAGGCGCATCAATCCTCGGCGGAATCCCAGTATGGAAAGCCGCTTTCCTAGCAGGTATTGCAGCCTGTGCGCAGGTAGTAGAGAGATTGGCACGTGCATATGCTGACGACGGCAAAATCTCCAAAGAAGAACTTAACTCCGCCTTCAACCTCTCCACACCCGAAGAGTGAACCATGCACGCCATCTGGGTACCAGTACTAGTCGCCCTAATAGGCGGACCACTCATGTGGCTACTATCAAGATTTGACAAACGAAACACAGAACAACACGGCGCAAATATGCAAGTATTACAGCGCATCGAACAAAAAATAGATACAGTAGACAACAGGCTATACGAACACGTAAAAGACCATCCAACTAAATAGAGGGAAACATGAACACTAATGAGGGGTCAGACGAGACACGTCTACAAGCAGAACTAATTAAACTACGCCGCCAGCGTGACTCATCCAACAATCAAAACGCACACCTACTAGAAACAGTAGATCAACTCCAACGAACTATAGACCTCTTGGAATTAGTTCGTGATAGTGAATGTGTTATTCCTAAGTGGATTACTTCTGTTCCTAGTGGGCGTAAGAAGCACGCTACTTTGGCGTTGCTTCTGTCGGATATGCATTTTGATGAGGTGGTTCAGCCCGAAGAAGTGGGTGGTCTGAATAAGTATGATCGCCGTATAGCGGAGATGCGCTTGCAGGCGTGGTGTGAGAATGCTATTAAACTTGCTCGCAACTATCTATCAGGGGTGACTTATGATGGCGTAATACTTATGTTGGGCGGGGACACTTTTAGTGGCGACATACATGAGGAATTGGCTCAGACGAATGCGGATACGATTTTGGGTTCTGTGTTGCATTGGACGGAGCAGTTGAGCGCAAGTGTGAATGTGCTTGCTAACGAGTTTGGGAAGGTGCATGTTGTGGCTGTGCCTGGTAATCACGGGCGGTTGTCTCGTAAGCCTCGTATGAAGTTGCGGGCTAAAACGAACATGGACTGGTTGCTTGCGAAGATGGTTGAGCGCACGTTTGTAGGGGATAAGCGTGTGACTTTTCAGGTGGGCGAGAATGCTGACGCTTTAATCAATGTGTACGGCAAGGGTCATCTGTTGACTCACGGCGACCAAGTGAATGGTGGTAGTGGTGCTGGTGGCATATTCCCTGCTGTGAGTCGGCTACGGGCACGTAAGGCTCAGAGGGCTTTGGATGTAGGCCAGCCGTTTCAAACGATTTGGATGGGCCATTGGCACCAGTTGATTCAGACCCCTGGGCTTATTGTGAACGGCAGTCTTAAAGGTCTTGATGAGTACGCATGGATTAATAACTTTGGGCATGAAGTACCTCAGCAGGCGCTTGCAATTATTACTCCCGAACATGGTGTGACTATTCAAGCGCCAGTCTTTTGTATGGACCGGAAAAAGGAGAAATGGTGAACCCTGTTCTTGTTATTTGGCATGATGCCCACGCTGGCTCTGGTACATGGGAGCATCTCCGTGACCTTGAAGATGACGGCAATTATGTGGTCCGGTCTATTGGCTATCTAATTGACGTTAAAAAGCATGGGAAAAAGAAACATATTTCGATTGCACAGTCGCTGAGTGAAGCTGATTGTGTAGACTCGGTTCTCCACATTCCTGTTGCTATGGTGCAGCAGGTTATCAAACTTGTTGAAGAAACTATTAAAGAGGAACAATGCATCTCAATCCCAGTCAGGCAGATCTCGCCATCCACTTCTTGGAGCGGCTCGCGCCCCGAAGTATGAAAGAACAAGAGTTACTTGCAGCAATTATTGATGTGCTAAAGAAAGGATATCGTCATGACGTTTTTAGCGATGTATCTACGGGACACCAAAATTTGGCGTATCCTAGTCCGCGCATTTAAATGACCAAGGTTTCCAGCCACACAAACCTTTTTCTTCACGTGCTGACCATAGTCGGTATGCGAAGTAAAGATTGTTTGCTGGAATAAATAAATCAGTAGGGAATGTCATTCCCATTTGTAATGCCCAATCAGTATGGACCTGATTAATTTGGGCCAATCCCGCGTCATGTCCATTCCACGCAGAAGGAGTACATCGTGACTCACGATAAAGAACATGTCCAAGACGAGGCCATTCGGAAGCAGGCCAACCAACTTCTAGAGCGAGGTCGTGCCATTCTCCGCATTGTCCCCAGGTTGCCCGAGCCAGTTCAACGGTTTGCTCGTAAGTTAATTGCACGGGTGGAAGCGTCGTCGGCGGCGCAACCGTTGTTGTCGTGGTTGAAGTGGTTGATACTGCCGATAGTTGTATGGGCGGTAATGATTCTTTCGATGGTTCGCTGATAGCGGGACTGCAAGCAGATAACACAAATAGAGCTACAATAATTCTTTTCATCGTATTGCCTTTCAGTTAGGTATGGTACGGACAAGATTCATTTCTCGTCCTCCACGCACATGCTTTATGCAACGCGGGGGTTCATTAAGAACCACATTGGTAATTATACCATTGTCACAAGCAGGACACTTCCAAACTTGTGATCCTTTGGGATACTCCCTTTGTTTACTCATTGTTCCTCTATAATGATGTAGACTAATTCACATTTTCCGAACACTGGTTCGCGCGTTTCCACATACTGGGGTGTGTCATCCGGCCAGAGGTTGGCGTCGGTGAGACCGTCGATGATTGGTTTAATGGTCGGATAGTAATTGTGTGGGTCTCGTCGTCGGTTAGATGTAACTGGAAAGATGAAACGGATGACTGCTTTTTGGTTGAGTCTCCGCGCATCAAAGTCCATACGCCACGCACACGCTGCATAAAATGCCGCATCACGCCAAGCTCTCTTCGTCTTGGCATTCCATGTCCAATGTTTCCTTTGATTCATCGTCATATATGGTGCTGGTTGCTCCAACGGAATTACGATCCCATTCTCTTTGAGACCTAATTGTCCTGCGTTGACGAGCAGATTTTCCACCGTAGAATCCATATAAGTCCATTTCTGTGTTGAGTGCTGACTCTAGACACTCTACTTTGACTGAACATGATTCACAGATCTCTTTGATTGCATGGATTTGTCTAACATCAACACCTTGTTCGGGGAAAAATAGATTAACATCCATCCCTCGGCACATAGCATCTAAACGCCATTCTTCATTCTTGCGATCAAATAATCTCATACAGTTTTCCAAATCGGTATACCATCAGGGCTGATACCTACAGGAATAATAGTGCCAGCAACCATACGATCATGCGCTGACTGTAACCGAGCATAGTTATCGTCAGTCAAAGCAAACTCTTTACCTTTGATCTGGCGAACAATAGCCGACCACAATTGCAACCCATTTAACTCAAAGAACTCTGCGTCTTTAATAATTAAAGCACGTATCGCAATCTCACGAGGATCTTCGTTAACCAGCTCCGCTTCAATTACATCATCATCTGATGCAACTACCGATGTGCTACGAGGCAACGCAACCTGTGTTGTTGTCATGCCAATACCAGCAATCTGTGCATGGCCAGCAAGAATCTGATTAGGCGAATCCAACATAGTCAAAGTAGGACAAACAAAGTTACGCTTACCAGAAGGACGCATCTGCGAACGCTTCTCAATACCAAGAGCAACACGAACCATACTTCCCGACTCATTCAACTGACCAATAAGATCAGCCATACCAGGCAACTCTTTCAAAGCATTCCAACCTTTAGTTTCTAAACGCCACACGCCTCGAAACGGAACATTAGGCAACAACACTTTGAGTCGTGTATGCGGTGAACATTCCATATTGTTTTTACCCACACAAATACAGGGCGTATCAACAGGCTCCCATTGACCAGGACCGGTCTGCTGAGGAACCTGACATTTCTCACCATCGCAACGACGCAACAAACCACTACCCGCATACATCTCATACCAAGTAGACACAGGGTTCGGCGGCAAAAACACTTCAATGCTATTACTCTGAGTTACAACTTCCCACTGATTATTAGGTGAAGCCTTAGGATCATTCCAAGGTTGCACTGTGCCACCATACTGTTGGGCTAAAGCTTCAATGCAATCTTTAAAGGGTGAAGTAAACCTAAAAGTATCAAGCGACTTCATAGCCTTACCTGTGCGTATACCTAGGCGGATACGACCAGCCTCAGGTGCACGTGTCTCAATATCAGCTAACGGTTGTATTGGTCTCATAAGTTTGTTCTGCCTCCAAGGTCAGACGATCCATCTCTTCTAGATAGATATCGTTGCATTCGTCATAGTACGCATCTTCGTCATCTTCATTATACTCTGGCAGTTCAGGCTCAATACCATTGGCGTACAAGATTTCACCATTACGAACAACAGTTACGCCCAAGAATTGCATACCACGCTCTTCATACTGCATCAAGAATGTGAGCGTAGGAAACGGCTCTGAAATCTTTTGCAGGAAATTATCAGCGTATGGACCCCATGCTGTTAAATAATGAAAGGTTGCTTCATCAGGTACGTCTTTAAACAACCGTGTCTCGTAGTCGCCCCATTTAGTACCCCAATTACTTACGCACCATTCATACCAATGATCGGCTTCTTTATGTGCAACAGGGATAGGCATATGCTGCGAGATCACATAAGGTTCTTTTTCGTCGCATTTAGTAATGTGAATAAAGCGACGGATATCTACATCTGGCCCAGTAATTACTAATGTGTTTTCACAATGATTAGGCATCAGGCCCATCCTCTCGTACGGTATTCTCTATCTTCTGGTGGATCAGGCGGTGTATTAAGCATCTCTAAATAACCTTCTACGCCACCTTTGTAGTCATTACTATTTCGAAAGTCATCTTCATCTTTGCCAGGATTAGCAAACATGTATTCGTTTAAATGTTCCCAATAAGAATCAGATTCGTCATACTGTTCAGACGCTGATTCATACTCATCTTCAGCTTCATGCTCATCTTCATAAGGCTGTTCAAGCCATCTGTCGTAATCAGTTGTCATATCAATTTCCTTTAATAGTCTCTAATTTTTCGCATTAGGTATATACCGAACACGATCGCTGCTAGGAACACGCTGAACATAACCATTTTCTTCTAATACTCCTCGTACTTTTGCAAGTACATTACGTTGTTGACGGACACCACTAATACGTTCGGCACGCTCCAACAAATCATCATCAGACACAGGCTGATTGCCATTAACAATGTACGCATCTTCAATAGCTTGCAATGCCAACTTGGCTAAACCTTTGTCAGTACGCACCCGCCGAACAGCCTTATGACTGGACGGCGGGTCAAACGTACGAGCATCAGGACCATGCGGCTCTAATGACAATTCAAGTTGCATCAGAAGCTTTCGGCCTCAACTGCAACAGGGGCGTAACGCACATAGATATCAAACAAAGAAGTACCCTTCTCGTTCTTACCCTTAGATACGGTACGAACTTCAAGACCCTCATAAGTCTTACGAAGAACAAACGCATTAGATGCATACGTATCTGTACGCCACAACGCCCACGAACCAGGGTTTGCCTTCAATGCATCAACGAATTCGCTATGCAACGAATGCTTCTTTGCTGGTGGATTACTCCAATTGATTTCCATTATTTCTCCTTATTCATTCTCATCTTCGAGATCTTCATCATCCTCATCCTCTTCAGGAGGTACAGGCATTTCTAACATCGCAGGTGTTTCAAGACCTTCCAATGCAAGCACAGGTTCAATGTCACCATCTAACTCACCATTGTCATACATACAACACAACAATGCTTGAATAACATTCTCGCCACTAGCATTAAGCCATGCATCCCAAACATCTTCACAATCATCAAAGTCAAGACCAAGCAATGACTCAACAGAACTTTGAGCGTCATACATCTCATCAACAAGCGTACGAATAGAACTACGCAACATAACCTGACGAGCAGCATGAGTCTTATCAGTAATCAAACTTTTGACAATCATCTTAGAAGCTAACCTATAGTTGACCATTGCATCATGATTAATCTTACGAACACGATCACGCTCATCATGATAAGCATCCCAAGGATCAACCTCATCATCCTCAGCAGCACGCTCAGCAACAACAATCCCGTTATAACTCTGATACAACACATCAGAATCTGAAGGCATATACGTAGCAAGTTGATCAGTTGCCATTACGGCAATTACTTCAACATTGAAGTCTGGCCGACTATCAAGCACCGTATACCGTGACTTGAACTCATCAACAATCTTTTTGTCAAGAGCACGAGCATCAGCACGACGAGCACCATCAATATCCCAAGAACTAAATTCAACGATCTTACCAGCTTCAACCTTCAAAGCTTTCTTAATTAAAGGCTTCAACGATTCTTCGCTAATACCAACCATCTGCGTAGCATCAGACAACTTAATAGCCTTATCGGCAAGCAACGAACGCACATCATCAGGCAACGTCAACAACTGCAAACGCTGAGACACATAACTCTGAGACTTACCAATCCGTGCAGCAATATCAGTCTGCGTAATACCACCATCAGCAAGCACCTTGAAAGCAACAGCCTCATCAAGCGGTGACAGATTCTCACGCTGAAGATTCTCAACCAACATGACCTGAGTAATAGACTGCTCATTAAGATCATCACGCACCAATACAGGCACAAGCCAATCAAGCGTATGAATACGCTTCAATGCTTCAAACCGGCGGTGACCTGCAACAATTACGAATGTGCCAGCACTATCTTCAAGCTCTTGCACAATCAAAGGTGACAGCAAACCAACCTGGGTAATTGACTGCAACAAACCTTCAATACCATCTTCGTCCATAAAGCTACGGACATTATTGCTAGAAGGAATAAGATCCTTCAACGCAACATGAATGATCTCATTCGACACTACTGACATCACAATTCTCCTCCAAGTATTTATCTAACGCATCCCAATCAAGATCACGATCCAACCATCTAACACCATCAGGTGTAGTGGTACTGTGCTCTAACAGAAAGTCGTATGCAAAATCTTCATACGATTTCTTGTGACCATAATCTTGTACTAACGAATTCAAACCCTCATCATTATCTAACCATAAGATAATATTCCAAGTCTGAAAATTCTTCCAACCGTTATATGTTTTATCTGTCATGACCCCTCCTAAAATGGATCTCTAATAGTTACTGAAACTGCATTATCTTGAACACACTGCTCTTGCCAATCGCAATAGTCACAAAACCAAACCTTGCCAGTATCTTCAATGATCGTAGGCTCAAGCGCATTCAAACGAATCCACTGGCCACGACTTGGATCACTAATGAACGCACCATAAGGGATTGAATCATCATGAATGGCAGTAGGCACAACAAAGTCCTCAATGCTCATCAACTTAGTTACATGCGTAATCCGATCGATCTCACGATACGCAAGCGCCTCGTACTCATCACGCGTGTAATGCCACTCAGCAGCAAACCTACCAAGGTCACCAGGCACATAAGCTTTCATGCTAGGTGAAAGATTTTCCATTGCTAAATAAGCAACAACAACACGATCAGCATCAAGAGATAGAGCAGACAAAGCAGCCTGCAATACGTGACCTGAACGTGGACCTTGAGCCGGACCCTTAAAGTCTGTAGCCATAGACTTGAAACCAAAACCATTAACAGTTTTGAACTCAACTACTGCATCAACAGAACCATCAGGATGATAAGTCACAATGTCAGCATGAGCAGAACCTTCAACACCAATGTTACGAAGATCAACTTGAACTTCAAACTTGGCTGTTGGAAACGCATTAGACATAGCATCTTCTAACCCTGCATGAACTAATGTCCCAAGAGACATACGATAAGCATCAGCAATGTTAGGGATAGGGCGAGGCGTATTAGCCATACCGTAAGCCAACTGACGATCACAACGGAACGCAGTAAACGAAGCACGATACGGTAGCCCTGCAACAGCAGTCGCACGCATGTGCTCACCCTTGTCTTGATACTGCTGATACCACGATTCGGCAACAGCTTTCACAAAGATTGGGTAACCTGTAGGCGGTACTCCACCTGTACGGTGTGACTCTGCCAACCCTGATAGATCTTTCTTAACCATTTTATTCTCTTTTCTGACTCACGGCGTGTCCATTCGCCTTGCCAATATGTCCTGCCAGTATAGCAGTTACGCGGACTTACTCACTACCTCGTTGGAGAAAATGTAATCATCTTCTTTCCAACCCTTAACTATTTGATCAGCATCGACTTCATATGACGCATCAAAGATACGACAATCAATGCACTGACACAACGCATGATGCTCAGCAATATCAACATCATCGGGTGTTGCATACACATCTATTAACTCTTGAACATTCATCAGTAACCCTCCGTTACGAATAAAAATATTAAAATCAACCAAACATTTCTGACACAAACTCCAATGTCCCTGGCCATACACCGTGAAAGCTTCAATAGTTCCACGCTCATACGTATGTGCTTTACATCTGGAGCAATTACTTATGTGCTGGCACGGCACTTCAGGATTTATCGACCACATTTAAATGGTCCGTAATAGCATTAAACAAATCACGCAACTGTTGAATGTCAATAATAAATAACTGTTTATATTCAATGCCAGACTCCGGATGTTTTAAATAAGTGAGCAGTCCAGCCAAATAAGAATTCGGCTGGACTGTATTACTAATCAAGAAAAGACTGTGATCTTCAATGTATAAAGTATTGGAATCATCTTGAGCAAATGAACGGATATCATCGTTCGTTAATTTCAAAACAACTCCAATCAGAACGGATCTTCTTCAACCACCGTGGCATTAAACGCAGCCGAAGCCGCAACAACACTAGGCGAACTAGAACTTGAACCGTTCTTATCGGTCTTAGTCACAACAGCGGTAGCCCAACGCAACGACGGCCCGATCTCATCAAGCACGAGATCGTATGACGTACGCTTGTTGCCATCTTTGTCAACCCAATCCTTCTGTTCCATACGACCAGTAGCAACAACACGCATACCCTTAGTCATAGTGGACGCAATATTCTCTGCAAGTTCACGCCAAGCAGTAAAGTTAAAGTAACTCGTCTGCTCCTGCCATTCACCATTAACCTGGTATCTACGGTTAGAAGCAATACTGCCACTAACCATTGCAGTACCACTCTGCGTGTAACGCAACTCGGGTTCACCCGTAAGATTGCCTACAACATTGATGCTATTACTCATGTGCTATCTCCGTATCATCTAAAGGGATTCCATATCCCACTTGTGTTTGTGTATAAAACGCATCAGCGTTAAACATTTTGTATTCACTAAACGTATCGGCCAGCATATATACAAGCCGATCAATCATCCGTAACTGCGTGACACTAGAGGCATAACCCCTAGCGTCACGCAATGTACGAGCAACGTCTGAATAAATCAAACTTATGATTCCTTAATTGGCAAGAAGGTACTTGCTTTACGCATGACCTCATCATAAAGGAACTCATCGTATGTCGATTCATCCCACTCAATAGTTTCTTTAAGGTCTAAGTAACCAAGATGCACATTCACAATTGGTGCATCATTAAAGATACCGAAACGAATCTCAGCAGTAATACATTCGCTATGTGAATGACGAATAACAAGATCACCACTAGATAACTCAGCAATCCTATAGTCAAGAATCTGATCCCAATAAGCAAGCAAACTATTACGTTCATCACTGGCATATGACCAAGACGAAGGTATCTGAACTTGCAAAGTTACACCTGATGCACCGTTATAACTATCAGCAAACATCATTGTTGCTTGCTTCCACATATCAACAGCATCACGGATCTGTTCTGTTACTGCATTGCACACGATCGCTCGTGCAACATTGTTTGGCTTATCATATATCTTTGTCATAACGCCCTCCTAGGCTTCTTCAATTTCATGGTCTTGATATTCAATATCGTCGTAATCACCACGAATTGAACAGTTATAATCACCGAGATCTAAATCGGCAGCTCTTTCATTAGCATCGTCAATGTTACGTGCAGTGATCTTAGTACTAACTTTAAGAATATAAGTAGCACTAACCTCATATTCTTGTTCACGTGTTTCTAGTGCAACAGTTAGTTTGCTATTCAACTTTTCAACAAACTTATCGTAATCATCACACCATCCGCGAGCATCAGCTTCTTCTATTAAAGCTTCACTAATTCTACGAACATCATCTTGATGATTATTACGTGAATTCTTTGCAGCAGTCTGCCAATAATTACGATCAGTCGTAGTAGCAATCAATGCATCCTTCAACTCCTGAACAAACTCACTGTACCAGCGAGTCTGATCATCCCAAGTATCCAATGCATCTGGCAATGAGCGGCTAATTAATTCTTCATACATCTTGATTCATCCCATCTAATTTATCTTCTAAAAGACTTTGAGTATAAACAAACGCAACCTGAGCAATAGCATCAGCTAACGCGCCGGCACCAGGCTCATTCATAATCTCAAACTCAGCAGTATCCTGCCAAGCAATTGCAGTATGACACGTACCTTCTTGCATCAAAATATACAAACGCATACGACGCTTATCAGGACGCTGACTAGGTGGCACATTAGAATCATCTAATCCTGCAGCCCAACCATGCATAGTCAACATAGACACACCATCCATACCATGATAAACAAACGGTATGAGAAGGTCATAAGGTGACTGATCTTCTGCAGCAACTACCCATGTGCCATTAATACGGGTGAATGCCAACGCATCGTGATCCCAACCGTGCTCATGATCATACACAGGATAGAACTCTGTGAAAATATCTTTGGCTGACTCAATAGTTTCAACTTTAATATTCATCTCTGATTCTCCAATCATCATCCTCATCGGATTCTTCATCGTCATGCTTTTTAGCATTAAACGTTTCTTCCCAGCAATCATCGTGATAGCCAAGCTTTATCATCTCTCGTTGAGCCGGAGTCAAACCAGGCCAAACATTCTGAATTAAATGACCATCTTCCCAAAGGTCATACAACTCAGCATCAACAAGAACAAAACTTTTTTCTTTACAGATATAACACACACGATTCAACTGAATCGTATATGTAGCACCATTTGATAGATCAACTAAATCGTTCATATTAACTCCATTTCCGGATGAACTTCACAGCCGCATCCATCGCAAATGATCATGTGCTTAACAGGAATATCCATTTCATCCCAACCATAAATACCTAACAGTTCAGCACTCTTGTTATAACTGTTCCAGCAATCAGGACAATAATCAAAAAACTCTTTTTCTAAACTGTCCTCGTCCGTATATGAAACAAACGAAACAATATATTTAGATTTCATAACACTCCTTAGATAGTCGGGGGGAGAGCAGTTTTACGTCATACTCAGGACGTTTGGTTCACGGTAGCAACCCCATCGAACCCATGTGGAAACGTATCGCCACACTTCGTGCTATGACCAAACCTTACATAAAAGGCTTATTTGCCTCATAAGTTTTTACAAACTGAGAAGTATCAGGAAACGACTCATCACCGTGATACTGATAATTGATCTCACCAATCTCACGATTCAAATCATTAATCTTACGCCACAAAGCACGAGTCCACCTGGCCTTACGACTAAAAGGATTGAAACTAATCTCATCATTCTCTTCAATTTGACGCTCAAAGAACCTGATCTCAGTATTAATAAGTTCTAACAACTCTAGATATTCTTTCTGATTCATAATGACCTCCAAGTCACAGCAATTATTTATGTGCTAAACGAAAACGCAATGGGTTAGGTAAATGAGTGATAGTGATTCGACTGGCCGCCGATGAAAGGTAGAGCACGAGAGGGAAAGTCTCGTCGTGTGACGAGGGGTGCGTTCCCCCCTCGTTGCACGATAGGGCGTAAAAAAAAGTAACTGTGAGTTGGTGGTGGCTTTCGCCACCACCAACTCACCGATTCCTAAAAGTGCGCTTCCTGCATTGGCACTGATGCGAGGCGCTTTTCTGCGAGGTCGATCGCTTGCAACTCCGCTTCCCATTCTGATGGCACCTCGGCGAGATCGCGTGACTGCGCATCCATCTTGAGTGTGTAAAGCGCTTGGCTAAGTTCGTCAAGCGCAAACTTGGCGTGCTCCAAACTGCTGAACGATGCAACCACACCCTGCAGACACTGCCAAGGCATGCCGTCTGCTGTGAACCACACACGACCGTCCTTGCCGACTGAAGTGTCATAGGTGATCATGTGGGTCTTGCCAGTTCGTGGGTGGGTGAAGTCACCACCGTCGGCTGTGAAGCGCAACATGACGAACTTTCCGCACTTGTTGCGCAAGACAGTATCAACTGGCGCTTCAACGATGCACACCCGATCTGCGCACAAGTTGGCTTGATCACCGTCAACAGAAAGCGCAAACCATTGACTGTTGAACTTACCGCCAGTGATTAGGTTCTCGTTAGACTTGAACCAGCCACGAACTAGGTTGGTTACACCGTCTGCAACTTTGCAAGTCTTGTCTCGCAAGTCAGATTCCGAGAAGGTTGTTCGTAAGCCACGAGTGACTGACCCCTTCAGTATGTCCTCAGCAAGTTGCTTGGGTGTAAAAGCAGGCGCTTGCTCGCTCATGTAACTCGTGACAATGGTCATCGCGTTTTCAACCGAGGCGAAGTTACGCTCCCCTGTGTCGCTGTTCAAACCAGTGGGGTGGTTCTCCTTGACCTCGCCACGAGGCTGGGCTTCAATGACTTGACTCATGATCTCTCCTGTTTCCTTGTTGACTTGCTTCATGATCTTCATGACTGGACTCGCTTTCCGTTGTTGTTGATGTAGATGGTGACTGTTCGGTCAAGACCACGATTCGTGAACATTCGTTCAACCTTTGTTGTCTGAAAACCGTTAGGGTAGATGTAAACAGTTGTCAATAGGCAGTAACCAGCAGTGCTGGTCACAACCTTGGGCTCATCAGCGATGCGCTCAAAGAACTCATCTTCTGCTGACGGGCTTGAAACGCCTTGACTACTCAAGAGAAAGTCAAGTAACGCAAAGTCGGATACTGTCAATTCCGTATTCATCGTGAACTCCTTAGTGTTGATAGTTGATTGAACATTACATAAATTAGAAAAAAAGAAAATAAAGAAAAAGAAAGAAATGAAAGCATTATCTCTCACCTCCATCAATGCAACAAACTTTAAAACCAAACTTCCTACCAGTTTCCAACATGTGCTTAGTACCAACTCCACCACGCACACCAACAACCTGAACCGCACCACCAAACTCGTCGACTACCGACTTGGCGTACTCAGCCATAGCCACATTCCGCTTGAACCCAGCACTCTTTCCGAACCTCTCCCAATCGGCTTTAATAACCATTACTTCAATGCCTGCACGCTTAGCCTCAAACACTGCAACCGTATCCGCCCCACGCGCACCACCTGCTATAACCAAGTTCGTTCGCGTGTTCTTAAAAAACTCAACCCAATACCTGTTCTCACTATTTTCTCTACCACCACAAACAATACTTACAAACTTACTCATACCATTTCTCCTTTTCTCTAAACCCACACCTCGGTGGTACGGGTTTTGCAAAAAGAATTACCTATTTGATTCAGGTCGGTCGCCCTTTCCCTAACCTTTAGCCGTTTGGGCTTGTCACATTTTTTAAAAAGTTTTTGACAACGCCCTACCGTCAAAAAGTTTTTCAAAAATGTCTAATCGTGGCGGTCGGTGCCCTTCCGACCTTTACACGATTTGACAAGACCTGCGAGCTAAAAAAATGCAAAAAACCCGTACCACCAAACTAGTGCGCTGGGGGAAGAGAATCTTTTTTGACCTGCGCCCCCGCCCTTCGCCCTTAGGGGGGCGTGGGTCGAAAAATAACCCCAATAAGCCCACAGAAGCGACGGGTATTGCCAACTAGGTGAACCGCGGGGCCGCCCGGAGCCGCGTGGGCTCGCACATCAACCTTCAGTATCGGTTAATCGGTTAATCGGTTGACCTACTTGGGTCACAAAAAAACAACGCCCTTTCCGTTTTTTTGGGACTGTTACTTCGTGTGGCTCGTGTGGGATTTGGCATGGTGAGCCTGCGAACCGTGGCACAATCGCATACGAGACACCTACGTCCAATGGTTGCTGTTTTAAGGTTTTAAGGTTTTAAGCGTACGGGTCAGGGTGTCCCTGCGGGGTTTGGGGCAGCGCCCCAAGGTCTGTCCCTTGACCTTCAGGACTACTGTATGCGGAACCTACGCCCTTATGATTTGAGGTCAAGTCAAGTGCGGAACAACACGGTGCAATGTGGTACAACCACCCGTTACACACGGGCACAGACACACAGTAAGACAAACACAACACGCCTGCTCACACACCACCAACAGACAGTCATCTCTTGTCTGATGGTGTGACGGTGGCATTAGGCTGGGTTGTTGTGGGTGTGAGTGTGCGTTTGGCACCCAAGAACCGTGCTCTTCGGTTCTGCCCGTGACCTTCGGGCACATTGGGTGTCCAAACAAAGGGTGAACCGTAGTGGTCTGAATCTCATTCACCGATGTGCCAGCACCCCGTCACATATATAATCGTCCTGTCTATTTTAGTATTTCTGTGACAGTGACATTGTTTACTTATTTAAAAGCCTGGAGGAGTGGGTTGTGGGTTTATCCCCCCACCGTTTCAACATATCTGTTGTGGTGGCCGGTGTTGCAGGACGGAGAACCAGATTCATTTGTGACGTTTGGACGCTGCTCCCTCACATCAAGTGCGAAGGTCTACCCACCTTTCGGTGTGTCATCCTCTGTCCCCGTGCAAGGGGGCGGGTCTGTTAGAAGCCTCTTCTGCTTCTTGTCGGTGATCAGTTGTGAGCGTAAGCTGTATGGTGCATCTACAAAAAATTTTCTTTATAGACGCTTCCTGTGGGAGATGGTATCATAGGGGTGTGTCATCTTCCTCTTCTTCTGCCATCATTTTTGAAGATATATGTTTGGTTGCGTATCTTGAAGGGAGATGGGCTTCGCCCTTTACATTTAAACGGAGTAAACGGGAACATGACGCTGACTCTGCTGAGGTTCATGCTAGGTTGATGGATTGTGTTCTTGGTGTGATATATTGTCCGTGGTGTGGGGATCGATTTGAAAGTTAGGTAGCTATGGCTCGTGTCCCGAAAAGAAAGATTCGTATCCGTCGTGGCGATACCTATACGCATGCCGTTACCGAATATGATGATGACGGTACTCTTTCTAATCTTACAGGCAATACGTTTCTAATTCAGATCCGTTCCGATTCTGAGTCGGCCACAGTTGTAGCTACTTTTACAACAACTATTATTAATGCTGCTCAGGGTTCCTGGGAGTTTAGTTTGACTGCCACTCAGACTGCTGCACTTCCGGTGGGTGTCTATTTTTATGATGTGCAACGAACATATTCTGACGGTAGTGTCCATACTCGGTTTGAGGGTGAAGCCGAAGTAGAAGCAGATATTAGTCGTGCATGATTCGACAGTAGTTAAACCTGTTTCCGGTGACAGCACAGTTGTTTATACAACTAGTGATGTTAATGGTAACTCGTCTACTGTTATCGGTTCCGATACCACTATTGTTATTGAACACGGTTCCCGTGGACTAACAGGTATTCAAGGTATTCAGGGAATCCAAGGTATTCAGGGTGTTACTGGGACTGCTGCCACGGTCGCTGTCGGGGCGACGACGACTGGCGCTCCTGGTACAGCGGCAGTAGTGACGAACTCAGGTTCGTCCTCTGCCGCAATTTTTAACTTTACTGTCCCCGAAGGTGTTGTTGGTGCCACTGGCCCAACGGGTCCTACGGGGGCAACAGGTGCTACGGGGGCAACTGGACCAATTGGCTTAACAGGTGCCACTGGTCTTACTGGTGCTACTGGTGCTACGGGTCCTCAAGGACCAATTGGTTTAACTGGCGCACAAGGTATTCAGGGCATTCAAGGTATCCAGGGTATTCAAGGCGACGTTGGCGCTACAGGACCTATCGGTCTTACTGGTGCTACTGGTGCTACAGGCGCTACAGGCGCTACTGGTCCTCAAGGAATTCAAGGTATTACTGGTAGTACTGGTGCTACAGGCCCTACGGGAGCAACGGGAGCAACGGGAGCTGGTGGAGCACTCGGATATTATGGTTCGTTTTATGATACGACCGATCAACCATTATCTAATGCAGCGACAGCACAAGTTGTTGGTTTAAATACTACAGCAGAAGCAAACGGTGTTTCTATTGCATCAGGCTCGAGAGTTACTTTTGCTAATGCTGGAACATATAGTTTAACTTTTAGTATTCAAATAACTAACTTAGCTAACAGTGTTGAAAACGCTATTTTTTGGGTGCGCAAAAATGGTGTTGATTATCCTGATTCAGCAACCGAGTTAGATTTGCAGCCAAGAAAAGGTGCTGGAAATCCTAATCGTCAAGTAATCACTATTAATTATGTGGCAACAGCAATCGCTACTGATTACGTAGAAGTTTGGTGGTCAGGTTCAAGTACTAATTTAACTATTGAAGCTTTGCCTGCGGGTACTTCGCCGGTTTCTCCTCTTGTTCCGTCAATTATTTTGACTGCGGTTCAAGTAATGTATACTCAACTTGGTCCTACTGGTCCTACTGGTGCTACTGGACCCGCTGGTCCAGTTGTGCCACTAAACGATCTTACTGATGTTACTATTACAACACCAGCAGTTTATGAAACTATTGTTTATAACGGAAGCGGTTGGGTTAATAGTACTCTCCAGCTTGGCACTAACACCAACGGCAACTATATGTCAGGTGTTACTTCTGGTACAGGTATTGCAGTAACACATACACCATCTGAAGGATCTTCTGCAACTATTGCTGTTGATACTTCTTACGCAGGTTTTGTGCCTACTGGTGTTATTAATATGTGGGGCACAACTACCGCACCAACTAACTGGTTGCTTTGTGATGGAACTGCTGTCAGTCGTACTACTTATGCGGCCTTGTTTGCTGTCATTAGCACTACTTATGGCGTCGGCGATAACTCTACGACATTCAACTTGCCTAACTTAAAAGGTAAAGTTCCTGTTGGTCGTGACTCTGCCGATACTTCGTTTGACAGTATGGGTGAAACTGGTGGTGCTAAAACCCATACTTTGAGTAGTGCTGAAATGCCTCTTCACACTCACATACAGAACTCGCACAACCACTCACAAAACAGTCACACTCACACTACTGATACACAAGGTAACCACAACCATGGTGGGTCTGTTGGTACTGGCGAATTCCTATACCGTGATGGCGCATATAACACAGGGTATAACTCTTGGGTTGGTAATGTTTATCTTGCTATGACTTGGAACGGTGGAACAGCATACGCTGGTTCACACTCACATAATGTTAATGGACAGACTGCCACCAACATTGCTCAGACTGCCACCAACCAATACGCTGGTAGCAGTAGCGCACACAATAACCTCCAACCATATATAGTTCTCAACTACATCATTAAAACATAAGAGGGAAAAAATGACTCGAATTATTGAAATTGCAGAACATCCGTTGTATGACGATTTCTGCAATAACTTTACAGAAGAACAAAGAGTGTCTTTTGTTCGTGAACGACGAGATGCTTTACTAGTAGCATCCGACTTTAGCCAACTATCTGATGTTATAGTTGATAAAGAAGCATGGTCTGCATATCGTCAAGAGTTAAGAGACTTTATGGCTACATACGAACCATCTAATTTAACACCAATATTTCCACAAATACCCTAGGAGGGGAAAATGAACAACCAAATCGACTTCAACAAAGTCATCGAAAACCTATCAACACAAATTGCTATGCAAGCACAGCAGATTGCAATCTTGCAGACAGTTCTACAACAGTTAGTACCAGCGGAAGAAACCGCCAACACTGACGTAGTGGAAAATATTGAAACACCTGAATGAACCAACCATCAAAAAAGCTTTAGCCGCTAACGCACACCACTCGCGTGCAGTACAGCGACAGCAACAATTCTTGCAATTAACGCAAGCAAATGTTCCATTACAAGAAGCTTTAAAAATAGTTGGTGTCGGATACGAGGCATACCGTCAGTGGCGCAAGCGAGATAAAAAGTTTGCTGCCGAAGTAGACCGTATTCGTGCAAACGAAGCACAAGAAGAAGGTGAGTACAACGGTACTCACGCTTCTTTTGCTAAAGAATACTTTGATATGGAATATGCGTGGTTTCAACTCATATTCCTACAAGAACTAGAGAATCTACCGCCAGGTAATATTCTTATGGCACTCTGGCCACCGGAACATGGTAAAACGACCACATATGAGAACTATGTGTCCGAAATGGTTGCTTTACATCCCAACCGTAGGCAGACAGTAGCTTCAGAAAACCAATCAATCGCCCGAAAGATTATCGGTCGTATTAAAAACCGTATGGAACCAGGCGGTCCGTTCCCTAAATATGTGGAACGATGGGGTCCATTCCGTCCACCAGTAGGTTTAGGGCAAGGCAAAGTGGCTCAACCGTGGGGTGCAGACCACTTTAACGTCTACAAGAAGTCACATCATGATGAGCGTGACTATACGATGATGGCATTAGGTGTTGGATCATCAATCGTTTCAACTCGTACCGACCATCTTCATGTTGACGACATTCAATCGGTCAAAACATATACGCAAACCAACAAGATTGAGGACTGGTTTCGTCAGGACGCACTCACACGCCCAGGTGAACACGGTATTACAACCATCGCTGGTACTCGTGTTGGTGAAGATGACATCTATAGTCGCCTAGCCGACGACACAGACCTACAGGGCATCCTTAAGGTCATCAAGTTTAAGGCAATCATCACCGATTTTGAGAGTGGTGAACAGAAACCGCTATGGCCTGAACGCTACACACTAGACATGTTGGACCGTCAGCGACGCAAAGTAGGTCAAGAAGCTTGGGATCGCAACTATATGCAATCCCCAGGGTCATCAAACAGCAACCGAACCTTCACAGATGAGATGGTTGACGAATGTTTAAACCCTTTAATCTCGTTAAAGCATGAAATACCTACCGACAACATTGTTTATGTAGGCTTAGACCCCGCTCTAGGGTCACAAAACTGTGTGATTGCCTGCGAAGTGAGCCCTGAAGGAAAACTTATTGTCCGACGCATCCGTGAAGATGTAGGATTCCGACGCAACGAACAGATTATGCAAGCATTAGATAGCGTTATTCAGTCCTGTAACCTAACAGGACGAGTAACAGACGTAGTAATCGAAACTAAAAACTTCCAAGCCGGCCTAGCAAGAGATGAAAGATTGCTAGAAATGCAGCAACACTACGGGTTCGCAATGCGCGAACATATTACTGGCTGGAACAAATATGATGAGTCAGTAGGTGTAGCATCTATGTGCGAGTCATTCATGCGACAAGAAATTGTGTTACCATGGGCGGGAGATGACTATACTAGAACTGAAATAGGGGAACTATGTAGGCAACTAAAGGCATGGAGGCCAGGTGCTAGAGGTAGTAAACTTAGGCAAGACAGAGTAATGGCACTATGGTTTGTGTGGATTCTTTGGCGACAAAGATGGAAACAACCCATAGAAACTAATACGAGTGAAACGTGGAGAGTCAAAGGAATACCCTGGTCAGGTACTAGAACAGGGTTAGTAATTCCACTAGGAGCAAAAGTTTGAGATCATTCGATGAAATAACACGCATAGTTAAGGATTTGCAAACAATGCAAGGTCCTGTACTTAACCGTATGAAGGATATTCTTGATCGTTATGACGGCGACTGGATTCTTCCTATGCCCGACATTGACAAAGAACCAAACCTCCCACCCCTAACACCAGCACTTATTGCTGAAGCCGTAGATAATATGGCTATGCGAGCCGCTTCGGTACGCCCAAATAACGTGTTTCCTGCCATTGACCCTATGAAAGATAGTGGTCGTAGGTCCCGTGAATATGCTGACAAACGACGCAAGATCGTAGCAGCAACCTATAGTAACTCTAAATGGAACCTTGGTCGTCGTCGCTACTACCGCCAACTAGCCGCCTACCACACTTGCAGTCTTGTTGTTATCCCAGATTTCAATGCAGGAATCCCTCGCATTGAGATCCGTGACCCACTCGGCACCTATATTGAGCCGACAGCCAACGAAGAACTACGCCAACCCGAATATGTAGCCTTTGTGACCCGCCACTCAGCCGAATTCCTACGTCGTGTCTACCCACAATCACGCCAAGAAGTAGGCGGACCAATCCACAAAGACGACTACCGTGACCTTTGGGAATGTGTTGAATGGTACGACCTAGACCAAACCGTATTTGGCATCATCGGACCAGTATTTGATGACCGTCGCATGTCAAGCGAACGTCCATGGATTACCCCATGGCAACAGTTATCACCAAGTTACCCGAACCGTATTGGCATGATGCCAGCCGTAGTGCCCCATAACGTGAGCCTAGGACGCATTGCAAGCCGTATTGGTTCAATGCTTGGCAACGTAGATCTACAAGCAAGACTTATGGCACTAGATATTCTTGCTCAAGAAAAAGCTATTTGGCCCGACATGTACGCCATTGGGCGTTCAGGTGGTATGCCTCGTATTATTGGTGGACAATGGAAAGATGGTCGTGAAGGTGAAATCAACTTGCTACAGGACGTTGAGTCCATCGGTCAGATTCGATCCACGCCAGACATTAGGACCACGCAAACCATTGACCGCCTTGAACGCAACTTCCGCACCTCAACAGGTTTGGTTCCACAATTTGGTGGTGAGACTTACGGTGCTTTGCGTACTGGTCGTGGTATGGACGCTATGGCCGGTATGGCTGTTGATCCGCGCATTCAAGAACTGCACGAAATCAGTGAAGCGTGGCTACCACATCTTAACTCAGCAATTCTTGCTACCTATAAAGCGTATTGGCCTGACAAGAAGTATTCAATGTACTCTGGATGGGCTGGAGACAAAGGTATTGTCACATTTACGCCGCAGGAACACATAGAACTGTTAGATAACACAGTTTCTTATAACCTTCCTGGTGCTGATGTTATGCAACAGACACAGATCCTTGGGTCGTTGCGTGGTGCTAAAGCCATTTCGGGTCGCACTTTCAGGGCTATGCACCCGTACATTGATGACCACGAGGCTGAAGAACGTCTTGTTCAGGACGAGGACTTTGATGATGCTTTGCGTCAAAGCGTTCTCCAAAAGCTTTTGACTGGCGAGTTGCCGTTAATTGCTTCTACGATGATCAAGAAGTATTTGTCGGAAGGCAAAGATATTTTTGATGCTGTTGCTATGGCTGATGATGAAATGCGTAAGCGCCAAGCATCAGAAGCACCGCCAGCTCCTGAAGGAATGGTTGCTCCACCTGAGGCTATGCCTGGTATGGCTGGACCTCCAGAGCAGATGATGGCTATGCAACAGGCTCAGGCTCAGGCTCCACCTCCACAGGCTGGACCTCCTCAAGATCCTCGTGCGAATGTTCAACAGTTATTAGCGGCAATGCAAGGAGGACAAGGTGCCTAGAGCAAAGAAAACTTTGGCTGGTGGTCAAGGCCAGCCAGTTCAATCTATTAGTGGACAGACATATGGTGAGGGTGTGCAACAGGAACAGTTGCAACAGACGATGCCTGCACCTCAATTGGTAAACCCTCAATCTCAACCAACAGCGCCAAGTCCTCAACAGGAAGGTGCTCCTGCTCCTAGTGCCCCCGTGCAAGAACAACCTAAAATGTCTTTAGATGACATGAAAGGTATGTTGAGTAATGTTGGTGGACAGTTGTATCAACCTGACGATCAACCAAGCGTTCCTTTTAATGCGGGTTTACGCAACGGACCTTCGCCTTCAATGAATGCATATGCTTCATCTCCTTCTTATAAGCAAGGCGAATTTATGCGTCAATTATCACGACAAACAGGCAACCCTATTTTTTCTGAGTTAGCTATGAAGGCTGGTCTTTAATGTCAGTTGCATACACACAAGAAGATGTTGATGATATTGAAAATAATCTTCTTGAAGCAGAAGCAAATCTTCAAGTATATGTAGATAGCTCAGTACAAGCATTCCGTACCCAAGCCATGTATCGCATGAATCCTTGGTTAGCCAGCGAACCTGAAACTGTTATGGCTATGGCTGCATCAAACATGGATACAAATACTCTTTTGTATAATACTGGTCAGGCTTATGGCATGTATCGTGCTTCTACCCTTGCTGACGATTTGCGCAACAAAATGCCCTCTACGCAACGTGCTATTTATTCAACCTTGACGCCACAACAACAAGACACTTTAACCAAAATGGGTTATAAGGTTCCATCATCTAATGGATCAACAAAAAGTTGGTATGACGGTCCCTTAAGTACTGCAACCGCACCTTTTCGATGGTCAATTAGTGATGTGGCTATTCCTGCAGGTGCAGGATTACTAAAAGGTTTTATTTTTACTCAAGACCAAATTTATCAACGTCCAGTTAGAACTATTGCCCAACTTAGTACTGCCAGCAAAGTTGCTTCAGCATTCGGCGCAGTAGGAGGAGGATACGCTGGTTATGTTGGAGCAGCCACTTTAGGTGTAGCCAATCCGCTAGCACTTCTTGCTGTTGCTGGTACTGCCGCAGTTGTTGGTGCAAGCACTGCCGCTTTTTTGACAGAAACCATTCAAGGTAATCCATCAAGATTTTATAATGCTTACCTTCGTGCGGGCGATGGAGAAAAACTTTTTACTATTGAAGCACAAAATAGGGCTAGAGAATTATTAGGCGATGAAGCTTTAACATCTTTAGCTCAAAGCTTAGCAAGCAAACTTGGTAATCAAACCGATTTAGTTTCTTTAGTAACAGAAATTTCTGGCAACCGTGAAGCGTTAAATCCAGAAAAACAATTTGATATTATTCAGGAACTTGCCGGAGAAATTGTTGAACCAAACACTCCAGCATATTTTGAAACTGTTGCGGCTCTTGAAACAATTATTCAACAACCAATTTTTCAAGAAGCTGTTGTTACTATGCAACAAGGAAAAATTAGTCTTGGCCGTGTAGCCGCACGCGGTTTAGGGTTGAATCCTAATAGTGGCGAATACCAATTTTTATCAGGTTTTGTAGATGCCGCATACATGGTCGGCGTAGATCCATTTAACTTAATTGCTGCAGGAACTAGAGCTTTTAAACTTTCACGTTATGGTATGGAGTTTGCTGATGGTTCTGTTATGGCAAACAGGTTTATTGAAATGTACGAAAAACATGACAGCGTAAAACGTGTTTTTGATCAAGTCGCTAAAGGTGTTGTTAATGGCGATGTTCGAATTATTCAAAAATACGCCAAACAATGGATGCCCCTATACGACAATTTACGCACTTATTATAATGGTGTTAAAGGCACAGCAGATTTTACTGGGTTTACTGGAAGAAACATAGTTGACTACATTTCTGATGGCCAAAGATTTGGTGCCATTATGCAAGGCATCGGTATTACCCAAGGCGTTACCCGTCAAACATTAAAAACATTAGGACCAACAACTTACGCATTAAAAACTGCTACTGGTGCTCTCGGAGATTTCTTACGTGGTGCTGGTGATGCAAGTGTTTATCGTATTATTGAAAAAATTAGTGGCAACGCTAATTTTATGGATGAACTTCTATCCTTTTTACCTGAAGCCATGCGAGAAGATTTTCTTGCTCTTACACAAAACTCTTTCTATAAAACTGGTTTAGAACTTGCACAAACACCAATTGTAGGAAGGTTACTGCAACCATTTGGTGCTTTTAAAGAAGCTCTAGTTACACCAGCATTAACAAAACAAGTTGTTACTATTATGGATCAGCCACAAGCGGTTGAAGATATTACACAGTTTGTTCGAAGTTTCCAAAAAATAGGTTTATCTTCATACATGCAAGATCTTTGGATTAAAACAATTATTGATAATCCAAACTTTCAGGGTCGCATTGATGCCATTGCATCCATGGTTGACTCGCTGGCAACAGCAGGAAACTTACGACAATTTCCGGAAGCTGCAGAACAATTAGATTCAATCCTTACTCACTTTAAACAACATTATGCGTTTGGTAAGGCTGGAACTATGTCTACCAAAAACGGTTTAATGAAAATGGATAAAGTGGGTGCACTTCCGATTCTTCATAATCAAGCAATTATGATTGCTTTACCAGATATGAAATTGTTGCGTAAAGCAGCAGCCGACGGAAGTTATTTTAGAGTGTTGTTAGGCATTCCTGAGAATCAATACATTAAAGGATTCCAAGAAAAAATTTGGAAGCCGTCAGTTTTGTTTAGATTTGGTTTTGCATTCCGTAACTCTGGCGAAGATTTATTGGCGTTAATTGCCCGTGCAGGTTCAGGTTTTTGGTTACAAGAATTTGGTGCACGAAATATTGGTAACTATGATGCATATAAAGAAGCTAAAGTAATTGTTGGTGAGTTTAATACTGCTGGCGTTAATGCAAATCGCACTCGAAAATTAACTGAACGCCAAAAATGGATTCTTCTAAAAGATTATGATATCCCTGCTCACATTCGACCTCTTGCACGACTTGTTACTCGTTTAGGTGCAGGCCACAATCCTTTTTTTGTTGTTGGTAAAAACTACGGTAAATGGTTAACAACATTTTTGCGTGGAGCAAATAGGCAAGAGAGTAAACTTGTAGACATAATGAAGCTTTTGCGTGGAGCAACTGACGAACTTACTTCTAAAACACTCGCAGAAAATTTATCTTTAAGTCCATCTATTATTAAAAACAATGTTAAGTCTATGGCTGACATGATGATTTTTGGTAACGAATATTCACTTCGCCGTATGCTTGTTGGCGGAGTTAATAAATCTTTAGTTGACAGGGCACGATATTTTACTACTGATGCTTTTGATGCTTTAATGGATCGTCTAGGTACGGGTTCAGGTATTCCTTTAGAATTAACAGCCAGGACTAGTGCTGTAGAACGTGAACTTGGCGAAAAAATTAATGTTCGTTTAAGTACTGGTGAAATGGGTATTGTTCGTCAAGGAGAAAATCATAGACTTAGAGAAGATTTTCATGTGTCCGTTCATGAGCGAACTAGTGAAATGGCTGATGATGCTTTAATTTCTCCTGTTATTCAAAAACAACTTAATGTTTATAGTCCTGATCTTCAAGAATTAGTTCCACCACAAAAGTATAAAGAAATTATTGATACGTGGAAAACATATATGAGCAGTGCACCTGATGAACTTGGTGCACTTGATGCTGCTGTACTTCACTTGTGGTTGATTGTTAACGAACCACTTGATCATCCTGCGCGAGTACAACGTTTTGTTGCTGCATTAAACCGGCATAAAGATGGCGTTTTGTATGATGTTCTCAAAAACAATTATGGTGGTTTACGTGTTCCTACTCCTGAAGAGTTCACAACAATTTTGTTGCAAAGTGATGCCGATAAAATGGGTGCGAGTGCAATAAATAATCTTCAGCGTTTAGTTGGCGATATTGAAGAACCAGCAAAGTCATGGGTTATGGCAAACATATTCCAAGACTGGGCTACTGACGGTCAACATTGGGGTCCTGAAGTTATGCGATGGAATGGCCAGTCAGTTGGTCGTAGTAAGGGTCAACCTTTGTATCGTATGATGCAACGTCCTGGTGATCAGTATGTTCTTAATTCTGATGGTTCTATAACATTGTTTTTTCAAGAACAAAGTCAATGGGG